CTCGTTTGAATGCCGCAATCGTGCTATCCCTGACGCCGGTATCCGTGCCGCCGTCAACAACGGCAGCGACGATGCCGCGCGCCTGCAGCGCCTCGCAAATATGGTGCGCGTGCTTGACGCCCGATGCAAACACAAGCCACGACCTTCGGCGCTCGCCGCATCGGATAATTTCGTCGCATATGGCTTGAGTTATAGGATCAATGTCTATAGCTCGCTCAAGCTCGCCGGGCACAAAATCCCCGCCACGCTTGGCAACTTTACTGGCGTCAAGAGTGGTTTCCATGTGCTGGGGAATTGGCTCACATAGCCAGCCGTCATCAATAGCCGTTCGGATGCTGTACTGGTATGCAACGCCGCCAAACATGGCATCGTCTCCGGTATGCAGAAAGCCGCTGTCAAGGCGGTATTCTGTGGCCGTGAGACCTACGATCTTGACGTATGGATTGATCCGCCGCAGGTCAGCCAGAAACCGGCCATACATGGTATCGGCTTTCGACGGTATCAGGTGGCACTCATCGACAATGACAAGATCAACGGCGGGAATTTTGTCCGCGTGCCGATGAATTGTCTGGATGCCGGCGAACAGTACTTGACTATGATAGTCGCGCTTGCCGAGTCCGCTTGAGCAAATGCCTATCGGCACGTCCGGCCAATGACGGATCATCGTTTCCGCGTTCTGGCGGATCAATTCCCGGACATGTGTAAGCATCAATACGCGCGTTTGGGGATACGCAAACAACGCGCGCTTGATAAACTCGGCGATAGTCAGCGCCTTTCCTGTCCCGGTCGGCATAACAATGAGGGGGTTACCCTCATTGTTTTCAAACCAGTCAAAGATAGACGTGACCGCCGCATCTTGGTACGGGCGAAGTTTCATGCCGGTCATGCCCTGACAGGCATGACCACGAAAATCACATCCGGGTCAGCGTCATCGTGCACCGTTACGGAGCTAGTGCTTTCGGCCTGAAACCCGATTGTTGCGTTGCCGTCAATGTGCGAGAGCGTGTCGAGGATGTACCTCGAATTAAATTTGATGGAATATTCACCATCGCATTCAACGTCTGTCTGATCTTCCGCACGCTGATTATCACTACCGTACATAGTGGCATACACAACGCCATCTGAAATGTTGATCGTGCATGCGTTGCTACGCTCATCAGACACGATGCTAACTGTGTCGATAATGCGAGCAAGATCGGAAGCATCGCACGTCGCTGTAAGTGCAATCTCCGTCGGGATGACGAGCTTGTAATCCGGGAAAGTGCCGTCGATCAGCTTTGTGGTAATGACTGTTTCGCCAAACACAAACCGGACGCGCGTTTCAGAAACGGAGAGATCAACAGGAAAGTTTGTTCCGTCGAGAAGCCGCAGAACATGAGACGCCGCCTTACTCGGCAGAATAACGCCGGGCATGTCAAACGGCACTGGCGATGTTGCCACCGCCATTCGATGGCCGTCAGTCGAAACGGCGCGCATGAAACCATTGTCCGTATGCAGATAAACGCCGCCCAGATAATATCTGGTCTCTTCTGTTGACACCGCGAAGATCGTCTTTCCGATAAGTCGTGCGATATCCGCACTTCCGCATGTGATATTCGCGGGGTAGTCGGCATCCGGCATGCGCGGGAAATCATCCGCCGCGAGCGACGAAATTTGAACACGCGACTTGCCGGACTTGGCGACAACGTGACCTGTTGCGCTTTCGAGCGACACTTCGGCAGTTTTTGAGAATTTCTTGAGCGCCGCCATAAGCGTTGCGGCGTTAGCGGTGACAATGCCATCGCTTTCAATTTCTGCCGCGACGTGAGTTGTAACCTCAAGGTCGAGGTCGGACGCGGTAATGGTCAGGCGGTTGCCGTTCGCGTTGAGCAACACATGCGACAGGATCGGTATTGTGTTGCGCTTTTCGACGGCGGAAATCGTGACGGCAAGTGCCGCCGCGATGCTGTTAACGGGTGCGGTGAGTTTCATGTGTTATCTCCATCATTGTTCGCGGCATCATCGGCCACGATCTGCGTTGCGTCAAGCGTTTTATTGCCAAGGAATGATTTGGCAAGGCTGTGAGGGCACGGCGCATTGTGCAGGGAGTGCGACTGACAATATCCGTGATGGTCGTATCTGCAATCATCCGGGTCAACAAGCTCGGACAAAAGGTGACGCATGTATTCATTTTCTTTTGCAATGTCACACACAGGCTTCGTCCCTCCAATTACTACCATCGTCCATCTTGTATTCTATCCAGTCCGTACCGGCGTCAACGGGTGTGCCGGGCACAAACGTAGGGTGCACTAAATAACTACCGCAACCGGCTTCCTGCGCATTGCGGTCAAGCGTCGTTTCGTGCCGCGAGCAATGCCATGTGCCATCGGGCTTCGGCGTCACGTGCGCGCACGTTCGACAGTTTCGATCCGGCTCACGGCGCTTGCGGCACACGTCAACGGCGTCGCAGAAGCGGCATAGATAGAACTTGTCATCCTCACTTACTTTCGGACGGCCATCCTCGCTGAATATGATCCGTTCGGCCTTCGCCTTGAGCTTCGCGGCGTGAACCGGATCGGCGCTTGTGCGCACCGATGTTTCCTCGCGCGAGCCAGGCGTCGAGCACGTAAGATAGCCGCGTGTGTATCCGCCGTAATCCATGTATAGGACGTGCTGCGCATAATGGGTTTGATCCCACTGTTGCAGCGCGGTTTTTTCGTTAAGCGCGGCGAGCTTGTCCAACTTTTTGAACTTGGTTTCGTTTGTGCATTTGTGCTCCCACAAATGAGGCGTGACGGGGGCCTGTAGCAGTCCCTCGATATGACCGTCAGTGTGCCCCCTGAAGTGTCCTCCGAAATCACGATAACCGAACTGCCGCCCTGTTGCTGGGTCAAGCGTGATGAGCGTTACGCCGGGCGTTTGGCGCAACCGCGCCGCCATAACATCTTCACTGGCGTGACCATCCGCAAAACGCTTGAGCGTGTCGGCGTCAAACTGCGGTTGCGTTGTCCATCGGAACGATAGCCAAAGACGATGCTCGCACTCCATGCCGATTGCCGACATTCCTAGATACGGGCGGCGGTATTTGTCCTGCTTGGCCTCTATAGCGGCGTTCATCGCTTCAAGCGTCGGGTCTATTCGTTTCTCGGGGAGTTTTACCATTTTTAAAATCCAGAATTGCGTTGCCGATTATTTCCGCGATTTGCGGTACGACACTGTTTCCGCACTGCCTGAGTCGGTAAAACCAATGGGATACCCCATCATCCACTCCGTTAACCTTGGATCGATCCAGCCATTTTTGCAGAATTTCAGGGCAAATGGATTCCACTTGAGGGAACTGCCTATTTTCGCGCCACTGTCTCTTATTCCTGTTTGTGCTTTCCTCAACATACTTTTGTGTGAGAACGGGGAATGGCCCAGGCTTGCCTCCGGCGTAGGCAATAATCCAGACGCGATCCCGCCTGTGAGGCGCACCAACGGCGGAAGCTGGTATGCAATGCCATTCCGCATCATACCCGAGCGCGGCCAGGTCTCCGAGTACTCTTCCAATTCCCCGTCCAAGCAGGGCTGAAACGTTTTCCACGATGACGTATCGCGGTCGTAACTCGCTAATGAGCCGTGCATATTCTCTCCATAGTCCGCTTCGTGTTCCATCAATCCCGGCACCCTTTCCTGCTATGCTTATATCCTGACACGGAAACCCACCGCAAATTACATCAACTTCCCCAACATCTTCACCACTTAATTCCGTTATATCATCATGGCACGGAACATTTGGCCAGTGTTTCGCCAGAACGCGTCGGCAGAATTGATCTATCTCGCAAAATGCTACGGTTTCAAATCCTCCGGTGCGCTCAAGTCCCAACGAAAACCCGCCGATGCCAGAAAAAAGATCGAGGGTCTTTAATTTTTTCAAGCCCATTTCGACAACATCGCCTTTGTGCAGCGTCTCACGCGCTTCCAATATCTGCGCTGAATTTTCTTTACCGCGCCGGGTTTCCAAAAGTGCCACTGACGGGCGCAAAACGCATCGTACTCGTCGCCAGATTTAAGCGGGGTTTCTGGTTTCATGTCACTGCCTCATGAGCGCAAAAACAGTATCCTGCAAATCTTCAATTGTACCGCCATTGCTGATCAAAACATCCGGCACAATCTCAGCCAATTCCGTTTCGCTGGAATGCGTTCCCGGCAAAACGCCGTCGCGAGACACGCCCCAAATCTCACCGCTAAGGCGGCGCACCGCGTCGGCCTCATTTGCAAATCGCACGTCATCGCACACAACGCCAGGCGCATCGCCAAGCTCAAGCGCGGAACATGCGCCTTCTGACCACAGGTCAACCCATAGGTTTTCATGGATGCACTTACGGCCCCATTCCGTGCCAAGCGTTTGCATGGCGTGGCGAGGCGTCATGCCGCCAAGCAACGGGCATGGCTCGTTTTTCAATTCCCCCTCGATTTCAGCATCGCCAAGCC